CCTGCTGCATCTTCTTTGTCACTTTGATTGTCTAAATTTTTTATAGTCTTCTCTGCTTGTTTTGAATTGGGGGCATTTGATGCATTGCCAGTCTTGCCTGGTGTGAGAGTTTTCCCTGCTGAATTTTTATCCGTTGCCACGCTGTTTTTAAAAGTATCTGCAATACTGAACTCGCTTAAAGTTACTGGAGTTGTTTTTTTATTTACTTCTGGTACTTTGATATCATCAATTGTCTTCTCTTTCTTTGGATCTAAAGCTTTAAAAGTTTTCAAATTTATTTGCTCAGCTAAAGTTGTTCCTGCTTCTTCGAGCCTATCTTCATAATCTTGTTCTGCTTGAGTTTTTTCTTTTTTAGCTATTGAAGGATCATCTTCACTCTGAATTTTTTCATCAAATGCTTTGTCTTGAGCAGCTATTTTCTTTTGAGTAAATTCTGGACTTGTAGGTTCTCCAGTAGCACTAGGATCTATGTCTTGAAACTCTGGACTAGCTAGAAACTCTGCTTTTTGCTCTCTATATAGTCTAGCAATACTAGGGTTCTTTAAACCTCCAAGTAAAACATCTCTTGGAGTACTGCCATCTTCACTTAAAACTCTTACTCTTTGACCATTAGGTAAAGTTACAAACTGAAGTGCCTCTGGAACTTTACCAGTTCCTTTTACACCAAGTCCACTTGCCTCCATAGCTGCTATACCTTGAGGAATATTTCTAAGTTTACTCTGTCCAAAGAAGTTAGTAGGTATCTGAGTAACTGGGTTAGCACTAGTTAAACTAGCAAGATTTTGTAATCCCATGAAATTAGACCCTGTAGCTCCACCAG